TCGTATGGTAGGAGCAGAAATGCCTTCTAACTCTGACCAAATTAAATGGGCAGAACAAGGTCGTTTACACATTAAATACACTAGCTGTACTTCAGCAGCAGCTTTAGGTTCTAGCACAGCAACTTTTACAGTAGCTGATTCAGGTGTTACTTCTATTGCAATTAGAGTAGGTCAAACTGTAATGATTCAAAATAACACTTCAGGTGTTTACAACAAAGCAATCGTAACAGCAACTCCTTCAGCATTAACTTTTACTGTAGCTTATTACGAAGCAGCAGGACAATCTTTTGCAGTTAGTACTGCTTGTACTGTATTTATTTACGGTTCTGAATTCCAAAAAGGAACAACAGGTATGGTTGGTTCATTAGAAGCACAAGATGTATTCTATGATAACAGCCCTATCATTATCAAAGATAAGTATGCAGTAAACGGTTCTGACATGGCTCAAATCGGTTGGGTAGAAATCACTACTGAGAATGGTGCTACAGGTTACTTATGGTACTTAAAATCAGAACACGAAACTCGTTTACGTTTTGAAGATTACTTAGAAACAGCTATGATTGAAGCAGTTCCTGCTGAATCAGGTTCAGGTGTTGCTGCTATCACTAACTCTACTAATGTTGGTAACAAAGGTTCACAAGGTGTGTTCTATGTAGTAAATTTAAGAGGTAACGTGTGGGGTGGTGGAACTCCAACTACTTTATTAGATTGGGATTCTATCGTTTCTCGTTTAGATAAGCAAGGTGCTATCGAAGAAAACGTAGTATTCGTTAATCGTAAGTTTGGTTTTGATATCGACAATATGTTAGCTACATTGAATGGTTACACTTCAGGTGGAGTTGCTCAATCAGCATCTTTCGGTTTGTTCGATAACGATATCAACATGGCTTTAAATTTAGGTTTCACAGGATTCCGTAGAGGTTATGATTTCTACAAATCTGATTGGAAATACTTAAATGACCCTACAATGCGTGGTGGTTTAAACCAAACTGCTGATACTGCAACAGGTACTATTACAGGTTTAATGGTTCCTGCCGGTTCAACTTCAGTTTATGACCAAATCATGGGTAAAAACGCTAAGAGACCATTCTTACACGTTCGTTACCGTGCTTCAGAAGCAGAAGACAGACGCTACAAGACTTGGATTACAGGTTCTGCCGGTGGTGCTGCAACTAGCGACTTAGATGCAATGGAGGTTAACTTCTTATCTGAGCGTTGTGTTTGTACTTTAGGTGCTAACAACTTCGTATTATTCCGTTTTGGATAGTCAATAATTATAATTAGAAGGGTGTCTTTAAGGACACTCTTCTTTTTTTTTATTAAATCAAATTAAATTAAATAAATAAAATGGCAAAAGTTACAACAGTAGCTGTAGACAAGGTCTATAGACTAAAAAGAGGTACACCACTATCATATGTGTTAGCCTCAAGAAATCATCATAGTTTCCCTTTAATGTGGTATGATGAAGAAAAAAATATAAACCGTGCGTTGCGTTACGCAGTAAATCAAGGTTCTCCTTTTGAAGACGAACAAGATGGAAATGCTATTATTGAACCAATTATTTTTATAGATGGTTTATTAAGAGTTCCAAGAACAAACCCTGTACTACAACAATTCTTACACTACCATCCATTAAATGGTAACGTGTTTGGAGAAGTAGACAAGGAAAAAGATGCAAGCTTTGAAGTCAAGGACTTGATATTAGAAGTGGACGCAATGGTTGAAGCAAAACAATTAACTATTGAGCAAATAGAAACCTTAACAAGGGTTATGTTTGGTAAAGACCCATCAACAGTATCTACAGCAGAATTGAAAAGAGATATTTTGATATTTGCTAGAAATTATCCTTCAGACTTTTTAAATATATTAAATGACCCTGACTTAAAATTCCAATCTAGGGTTAGATTATTTTTTGAAAACAAGTTAATTGTTTTTAGAAACGGAGAAAAAGAGGTATGGTTTAATACAGCAGCCAATAAAAAGAAAATGTTATCAATACCATTTGGTGAAGACCCTTATGATACGGTAGCACATTTCTTAAAGAGCGATGAAGGTTTAGATGCTTTCAAGATGCTAGAAACATTACTAGGATAGTCTCCTTAATATTTACTGAAAAGGTTCTCGTTATTGGGAACCTTTTTTTTGTATATTTGTAAAAATATTAACTAGATGATAAACTCAGTAAGAAATACCGTACTGTCTGTTTTAAATAAGAACAACTACGGATATATATCCCCATCAGATTTTAATTTATATGCACAGCAATCACAAATGGAATTATTTGAAGAGTACTTTACTTCTTATAATAAAGCCGTTAATGCAGAGAATGCTAGGACAGCAGGAACAGATTATGCTGACATAGGGAAAAACCTTGTTGAGGTTATAGAACATTTTATAACAACAAATTCATTAATAGTTTATAGTCCATCAGGTTTACCTAATAATTCATTTTATTTACCATCACTTACTACTACAAATGATACTAGTATGATGATAAGTAAGATATTATGTTACCCTAAGTTATTAAAAAATGGAACAAATACTTCTACTACAGCATATAGGTTAATAGACTCTACAGCAGATTTTATTGCAGCAGGCGTATCTTTTGGAGACATTGTAACAAATGATTCGACAAAACAATCTTCTACAGTAGTTCAAGTGGTATCAGCTACTCAGTTGGCTTTAGATAACAATATATTCCCAACAGTTACAGGAAACAGTTACTATATATTTTCAGAAAAGTCTGTGGTTGAAGCAGAAAAGGTTTCTAATGGAAAGATTACTTTACTTAACACTTCTTTACTAACTTCACCTGACTCATTGTTTCCTGCCTATAGTATATCAGGAGAGGCAATGAAAATATATCCATCTTATATAAATAAGTACGGAATGGTAAGGGCATCATACTTTAGATACCCGGCTATTCCTAAATGGACATACAGGAACTTAGCTAGTGGTGAGCCGGTGTTTGACCAATCTCAATCAGACTACCAAGACTTTGAGTTGCCGGCTGAAGATGAGTTTAAATTGGTAATGAAGATTTTACAATATTGTGGTGTTTCTATCAGAGAGAATGAAGTTGTTCAGTTTGCAGCAGCAGCAGAAAGAGGAGAGCAGCCTACATTTAGTATACAAAATTAAAAGATAAGCTATGAGTTATATATCACAGTACGAATATTACGACAACAATGGTCAGAACCCTCAAGATAAAAATTGGGGTTCTTACCAATATGTTAGCCTTAAAGATATTGTCAATAATTTTTTATTGATGTACTCAGGCAATCATTCATTGGTAAACAATGAGGAAAGATATAAGATATTGTTCCACGCAAAAAGAGCGATACAGGAACTTAATTACGATGCGTTTAAAGAAGTTAAGGTATTAGAACTATCGGTAGGAGACTCCTTGAGATATGTTTTACCTTCTGACTATGTGAATTGGGTTAGGATATCTTTATATAGAGATGGTTGGTTGAGACCATTGAGTGAGAACATTCAAACACTTTCTTCTAATGCATATTTACAAGACCATCAAGCAAATATATTATTTGACCAAGATGGGAATATATTGCGTCCTGAGTATTCAAAAATTGATTACGAAAGATTGAGTCAAACTAAAAAGTCTATTTACTTAAACCAAGGCAATCAGTTCAATGGTCAGTATGGTTGGAATATAGATGGGATGTGGTTTTTTGATTACGGTGTTGGGACCTCGTTAGGTTACGGTAAAGCATTTGGTTTAAATACTGAGACAGCTAATAGTAACCCTACTTTTAATATAGACAAGAAAGCAGGAGTAATAAACTTTGACTCTTCTATGTCAAATGAGTTATGTATACTTGAGTATATATCAGATGGTATGGAGAATGGAGACAGTTCATTAATTACTGTAAACAAATTATTTGAGCAGTATGTATACGCTGCTATTAAATATGAGATATTAAATTCCAAGTATGGTGTGCAAGAATATATTGTGACAAGGGCTAGGAAAGAGAGAAGGGCTTTATTATTAAATGCCAAGCTAAGAATGAGTAATATCCATCCGGGTAGATTATTAATGAATTTAAGAGGAATGGATAAAATTATAAAATAATATGGCAGATTTAACTAGGAAGTTTATAGCAGGAAGGATGAATAAGTCCTTTGACCAACGTGTGGTTCCTGATGGTGAATATATTGATGCCATGAA